AATGAATCAATGAATTCCCAAGTATCCTCAAAGTCATTAAATATCTTATTACTAAATAAATGTTTTCCAGTCCAATCAACTATTTTGTATTTCATGTTTAATTCCTTTCAATTAAAAAAATTAATATTAAAGGTGATAATCTTTAGCTAAATCTTCTACTCTTCTAGGTTCTACATTGAATAAAACTTCCTTGAATGCTACGCCATCTACTTCTACCCATAATACATGAGTATTTTTATTTGGTTTTTCTAGCACTATTACTTTTAATCTTTCATTTCTAGCTTGATCTTCTATGAAGCCTAACTTTAATGAGTTTGTTAGATTGTATTGCATGGTGCTCTCCTTTGAAAGAATGAAAAAATAAAAAATTCTCTCATGTTTACCATATGGTGTCAAGCACCAAATGAAAATAAATAAAAATAAATTAGATCAACAATCAATCAACATTGAATAGCAACATGATCATTACATATAGAAGAACTAAAAAAATTAATTACACCACACAACAAACAAGCACCCACATTAAACTAACAGTTGACTTGTGGCCCGCCTCATTTGCTTTGAGTGGACCGCGAGTGAACCGCGAGTTAAATAAATGTCTCGCGCGCGCACACGCCCAGGCGCGCACAATTAAATATGAAGGAACTCGATGGGGTAAATTTCGTTTTTTGTCCTACTACGATACCCACTCAGATTTTTGTGGTGAATTATTCTGTACTAACAGTAAACTTTTCGATTAACTCAAGTGTCCCTCTTAGTTTACTGGAGAGGGCTCTCAGTATAGGTACGAGAGCTTTGGGGTTGTTCTTCATGAACTTGACGGCATCTTCTTCTTTGAGGACTCGAAGGACCACACGTTCACTAATAGCTTTACAAGTAGCCGTGCGTGGTGTCCTTTCGAGCCATCCAATCTCTCCGAAGACCTCGTTTTCTTTGAGAGTAGCGAGGTAGCCGTATCCAGCTTTACTGACTTCTACTTCACCTTCATCTATGATATAGGCTTCAAAACTAAGTTCTCCTTCCTTGAGGATGACTTGGTTTTTCTTGAAGTAGACAGTCTTACTCATCTGTTAGTAAGTTCTAAGCTTCACAGGCTTCTGTTTAGGGGGTTTTTTTCTTACCTTAGCCTTGGGCTTAGGATTAGGATAACCTTTCAATTTAGGCATACTCTTAGAGTCCTTTATGGTTACGGATTTCTCCTTTGTTGGAATCATAAGGGAATCGAGTGGAAACTTTTCGTACTCCCTTATTTTTTACTGTCCTTGAACTTGTATCTCGCGGAGGAGGAACAGGATTACGCCTCCCAAGGCTCGAATTGAAGTCCCCCGAACTTGTGTTTCCTGATATCTTTGATGCTCTCATTTTCTAGCTCCTTGTATTTATGATTACGTTCTACTTTCCTAGTTCTGAAACGCTTGTCTCTGAACATCTTGTTGATCACTTGGTTCTCAAGTTCATACTTAGCTTTCTTGTCTATTATTCTCATTAGTTAGGTATTGCTATTTTAGCAGCCTTAATATTTGGATGTTCACTAATTTTTTTATATATATACGATGTGCCAGAACCTTTAGAAGTCTTTAATTTACTTTTAAATAAGGAAAAAGCTGTACCATCTTTATTAGATACTATTTTCCAATATTGTTTACCAATCTTAGTTTTAAAAACACTACCTTGTTTGCTTCCAATTCCTAAATCAACTTTAGGTTTATCTTCCTTTTTTCTCTGGATTACTTTCTCTTGTTGTCTTTTTGAACCTTGTCCTCTATAACCTTTTTCAGATTCTGTTTGTTTAGATTTTTTTTGTTTTTGAGCCTTTGCAATACGTTTTTGAAGTTGTTTATAGGTAAGACTAGCTGCTTTAGGAATTCCTAATCTAGCAGCAAGGGCGATTAAAGCAGCAGGTCCAGGCATATTACATTATACTCCTTTTATAAGGGACACATCCTAGATTAAAATAAGGAGGAATAGTACGTTTTTCTTCTTCAGCTTTCTTAAAGAATTCATTATGTTTCTTTACACACTCTTGGTGACTTTGAAACGTACCTATTATTTCTCCATGTTGAATTTGAACAGGAGCAGATGTAAGATTTAAATGTATTACTATAAGTAACCAGATCATACCCTAACCCACACGTTTTCATCTTCTTGACTTACTTCAGCAGTATTCATAAATGATTTTATATTTTCCTCTAGTTCTTCTACTCTACGGTCATTATAGGCTATAGCTTCATCAGCAGCCATCTGTTCTACCCAGTAGTTAACTCCCATAGCGAGAACATCTATTCTATCGTCATACTGGAGTGAACCTTTATCTCTGGTAAGACGAGTCATTTGATAAAACAATTGTCTACGAGGCTCTTCTTTATTCTCCTCGTAGTCTCTCTCAGCTTCAGTTAAACTTATAATCAACCTATGCTGATTCATTATAGGCTCTAGTACGTCTATAATCCTTGCTTCCTTTTGCTTGGAATGCTTGATTTCTTCTACATGACACTGGTGAAACTGGTTTAATACAGGTTTGAACAGCTCTGTATACATACCATCACCGAAATTAGCCTCTATTTCTATGGTATTAACCTTATGTTCTTGTGCTATCAGGGCTAACTTGCGTAATGTAGGCTTATCGTAGCCACCTTTCAGTCCACCTATAGCTAATACAAAGATTCTACCGTTTAATATCTTGGTAACAACGTATCCTGTCTCATCAGCACCTCTACCAGCAGGATCTATGTGCATGGCAGCACCAGTATACTCGTAATAATCTGTAGAAACCTCGAAAGGCTTGTAGAAATAGTCTCCTGATAGGCCAACCGCAGGTAAATCCATGAGTTCATCACGCGCCCATTGGACTCTACCAGGAGATTTCTCAGTATTTAGAGGAATTACAAGTAGATCTCTGAGTTTAAGTGGGTATCTCTGGTCATCTTCACCGGAAGTATCCAACATAAACTGTAAGGCAAACCCTGATTTACCATAAGATGCTTCTCTTTCTACTAAATCTAGGTCATCGAACCTGAAAGGGTCTGTAGGCTCGTTTACGGTCTTTTCTAATGTAGAGATGAATGGGGCTAGCTTAGTCCCATAAAACGTCTTTAAACGGCTCTCAGGCATCCTGGCGGGCCATATACGACACTTGTAACCTCTAGTCTGGAGGTTAGTGTAGAGACTCTCTTCAACTTGAGGTGTCCCTAAGTAGACTATACGTCCCACTTTTGGCATTACTACAGCATCGAACTCTTTAACTACTTCTCCTAACTTATCTCTCATTACCTGAGTAAGAGCATTACTTAGAACTTCAACATCATCAGCAATAATAATATGAGCACGAGAACCTACTATCTGACCGGTGATACCGACAGACTTAACGCTAGGAGCATGAGAAGCCCTAGAGGGAGCAACATCAAAAGCAACATTAGAACTTCTCTGATCCTCTCTTGCCCTGAGATGTTGGAGGATAGGCATTTCATGAATGATTCTTTTAGTAAACGTAGAAAAGTCATCTGACCTCTGTTTAGATGCGGATACTACAAGGAACTTTAGTTGTGGATCACATAGTAACTTCCATACAACAAAAGCAGAAGTAATCCAAGATTTACCGACTCCTCTAAAGGCCTGGATAATAAGTCTCTTAGGCCCACTCTGGAGATACTCAGCGATGTCATATTGTATAGGAGTAGGATCAGGTAAAGCGAGATGCTTCCAAGCAAGATAGAGAAAATTACGGAAGTCATCTTTAATTAACTGAAGCTGACTCTTGTTTTCTAGGCGTTTCGTCAAAAGGTAATTCCTCGACTAGTGATTTTATATCCTCGTTATTAGTACCAAGGCACTCAATATTGTTGTCTCTGAGGAACTGCCTTGCCACATTGAGATGTGCAGGGGTAGCCTCACCAGACTTGATATTTTCAGCAAGAGTTCTCGCAAGTAATCCATGAAGTTCTCCTAAGTCATTTACTGTACCGTTACTCATGTACGTTTTTCTCCTATAGATAAACGAGTAAAAGTTCTATTTTGTTGTGCTTTCTGAGCCATTTCTTTTTTTGATAATAAACCTTTTTTCTTACCTAATTTTTTATTATCAATACTCAATCGCTTACGTTCAACAATTTTACCTAAAGCTTTTTTAGCACCTTTTTTCCAACCTTCTTTACCATAATATTTAATTGTTGCAATACCTAATCTAGCTGCAGCTTGTAACAATAATGGAATCATTTTTAAAATACCTTATTCATCGGATAATCTCCTTACTTTATCTTCAACTTTATCCAGCATACTCTTTTCTCGTTCACATACTTCTTTATAAATATCATTATTCCTGCTAATTTTAGATAAATCTTTAGAGACAACTTCAGGAGGATTACTTTCCATAAGCCACTTCTTAGTTTTCTCATTCAGTCTAACTTCGTCAT